AATTCTTTAAACCTTCCTCCTTCACGTTTAACTGACGACAACAAAGCATTTAATCTTGGAAAAACTACAGAGATTTTAAGAGACGAATTAAAGTTTGCTAAGTTTGTTGGTCGTTTACGTAAGAGATTTTCTGCTCTATTTCATGACATTTTAAAAACTCAATTAATTCTAAAGGGTATTGTTGCTCCAGAAGATTGGGATGAAATGGAGGAGCATATTCAGTATGATTTCTTATTTGATAATCATTTCAATGAATTGAAAAAAATTGAAATGTTAAAAGAAAGACTTGCTGTAATCACAGAAATGGATCCGTTTATAGGGAAGTATTTCTCTACAGAATATATTCGTCGTCAAGTGTTAATGCAAACTGACAAAGAATATAAGGAAATGGATAAGCAAATGAAGAAAGATATTAAATCTGGCATTGCTATTGATCCATCTGATTCTCTTGCTTTAGATACTATGTCAAGGCAAAACGATGCTTTTGCTCCAGAGATTGCTACAGATCAAGCAGATCAAGATCAAGCAAGAGCGATGGAAATGGAAAAGCAAAAATCAGAAATGGCACCAAAACCAGTTGCAAATAAACCTTCTACTAAATAATTAAATAATTCAATTTAAAAATATGGAATCTCTTGACATCGTAGACGCTATTGCTTCCAACCAGAAAGCAAATGCTTTGAACATGATTAATGATTTAATCAATGATAAAGCAGCAGAAGCAATCCTTCAATATAAGCAAGTTGTCGCTTCTACTTTTTTTGATGAACCAGTAGAACAATTAGAAGTAGAACAATGAAACTTATTACAGAACAAATAGAAGAAGTTAAAGTTCTTGTCGAGGAAACTAACGGCAAGAAAAATCTTTATATTGAAGGAATTTTTTTACAATCAGAACTAAAAAATAGAAACGGAAGAGTATATCCGTTTGAAGTTTTAGATAGAGAAGTAAAAAGATATACAGAACAATACGTTACTCCAAGTCGTGCTCTTGGTGAACTAGGTCATCCAGATGGACCAACAGTTAATCTTGATAGAGTTTCACATCGTATTGTGGAACTAAGAGCAGAAGGAACTAACTTTTACGGTAAAGCAAAAATTCTCGATACACCAATGGGGAATATTGCTAAGAATTTACTAGATGAAGGCGTAAAACTTGGAGTATCTTCTAGAGGTATGGGATCTTTAGAAGAAAAGAATGGAACTAATTATGTTCGTGATGACTTCATGCTAACAACTGCTGCTGATATTGTATCAGATCCTTCCGCTCCAGATGCCTTTGTTAATGGAATTATGGAAGGAAAAGAGTGGGTATGGGAGAACGGAATTCTTCGTGAGCAACAAATTGCTAAATACCACAGATATATTTCCGAATCAAACAGGGAAAATATTGAGAAAAGGACGCTCAAAGTCTTTGAGCATTTCCTTTCAAATCTATAATTTCATAAATAATCTTAGAATAATTGTTAGAAGTACGAGGAAACTCAAATGTCAGATATGTTAAACGAAAGATTTGGGGAGCTTGTTAAGGAACAAAATATTGTTCTAGAAGCGGGCGATCCAATGCCTACCGTGAACGCTTCCGTAATTCCAGGTGAAGGAAAAGAACCTACTCAGATCTCAGATGTTCAAACTTCTAAGTCTGGTGGACATGATCCTATGCCAACAGTTCAACCTTCTGTAGCAATTGGTCAAAAACCAGCTGCTGATCTTGGAGGAACTACAACGACTCCACACGGGCATAATGATGATGGTGAAGAGAATCCTGGTGCCAAGGCTGCTGCTCCAATTGGAGCCAAGGCAACTCAAAGTGACGGAACTGCTCAAACTGCCAATATTCACGACGCTGGCGATCAAGGTAGCACACCTACAATTGGCGCTCAAGTTGCTTATGGAACTTCAGTTGGTCCAAGTGTAACATATCCTATCAAGCCATCTTTTGAAGAACTAGACATGTCTGATGACATTGCTGCTTTAACAGAAGGTACTGATCTTTCAGAAGATTTCAAATCAAAAGCAAAAACAATTTTTGAAGCTGCTGTTAAGGCAAAACTTGATGAGGAGTATCATAAGTTAGAAGAACACTTCAAGTCACAAATTGAAGAGAAAGTAACAGAAATTAAAAATGAACTTGCCGAAGAAGTAACTGGCATGGTCAACTACGGTGTACAACGCTGGGTTGAAGAAAACCAAGTAGAAGTAGATCGTGGTCTCAGAAATGAGATTACAGAAGACTTCATTGCTGGTTTGAAAAATCTCTTCCAAGAGCATTACATTAATATCCCCGAAGACAAAGAAAATGTTGTAGAGGGAATGGCGGACGAAATTCGTGAGATGGAAACACGCCTCAACGAGCAAGTTGAGCGTAATATTGAATTAAATAATCGTCTTAATGAGTCGATGAAGCAAGTTGTTCTAAACACAGTTTGTGAAGGACTTGCCGATACTCAAAAAGAAAAGCTTACTTCATTAGCAGAAGGAGTTAAGTATGAATCCCAAGAGCAGTTTACACATGCTGTATCTACTCTAAGAAAATCTTACTTCCCAGAATCAATTGCTAAGTCAGAAGTAAGTGACGAACAACCAGCAGAACTTTCAGAAAACATCTCTCCAATTATGGAGCAGTATGTGAAAGCACTCCAACGCTGGAAGTGAACTAATCATAAATAATTATTATCAAATAAACACTTAGAGGAATAAAAGCAAATGTTCAACGCTTCCCAACTTACAGAAAAGTGGGCACCTGTTCTAGAGTCTCCTGAAGCTACTAAAATTCAGGACAACCATAGAAGAGCTGTTACCGCTGTTATCCTAGAAAACCAAGAGCGTGCTCTCCGTGAAGAGAGAATGCTCGTAGAGGCTCCCAACACCGTTGGTGCTATCAATGGCGATGGTCTATCAGGTTCAGGTCTAACCACTAAGACTGGTTCGCTTGCTGGTTTCGATCCTATCATGATCAGCCTAGTTCGTCGTGCTATGCCTAACCTCATGGCGTATGACATCTGTGGTGTTCAGCCAATGAGCGGTCCTACAGGTCTTATCTTCGCTATGAAGGCTCACTATCAGTCCAACTCTGGTGGTCTTCGTGGTGGTCGTGAAGCCATGTATAACGAGCCAGATTCAAACTTCTCCAAGTCAACTGCTGGTCCTGGCGTTTACGACAACGATCCCCTCGGAACTGCTGACGTATATCCTCTTGGCGATGGTGGAACAACCGACGCCAACCCAGGACTTCTCAATGATGCTACTGGTGGTGGTACAACTGCTGCTAACTACGAGCGTGGAACCGCTGGTATCGCCCGTGAAACCGCTGAAGCTCTTGGATCGGGTGCTACCCTATTCAACGAGATGAGCTTCAGCATCGAGAAGACTGCTGTTACTGCCAAGACAAGAGCCCTTCGTTCAGAGTACACTCTAGAACTCGCTCAAGACCTTAAGGCTGTTCATGGTCTTGATGCTGAGCAAGAACTCGCTAACATTCTTTCAAGCGAGATCCTTGCTGAAATCAACCGTGAAGTTGTTCGTACAGTTTACACAGTTGCTAAGACTGGTGCTCAGAACAACGTTGCTAACAGAGGCGTATTTGACCTTGACGTTGACTCCAACGGTCGTTGGTCAGTTGAGAAGTGGAAAGGTCTCATGTTCCAAATCGAGCGTGATGCTAATGCCATTGCCGTACAAACTCGTAGAGGAAAGGGTAACTTCCTAATCACTTCTGCTGACGTTGCTTCTGCTCTAGCTATGTCTGGTGTTCTTGATTACACCAGCGGTCTAAACGGTGCTGGTGGTCCTTCCATCGGTCAGGTTGATGATACTGGCAATCTAATGGTTGGTACAATCAACGGTCGTATTAAGGTCTTTGTTGATCCTTATTCGGCTAACGTATCCAATACTCAGTATTATGTAATTGGATATAAGGGTGCTACCCCTTATGATGCTGGTCTCTTCTATTGCCCATACGTACCTCTCCAGATGCTACGTTCGATTGATCCTGAGACCTTCCAGCCTAAGATCGGATTCAAGACTCGTTACGGAATGGTTGCTAACCCATTCGTTCTTAACGGTTCTACTCCTGATGCCGAAGCTCTAACCGCTAATGTCAACCAGTACTACAGAAGAGTACGTGTTGCCAACCTAGTCTGAGATTTAAATCAGAAACTTCAGAGGGTCTTCGGACCCTCTTTTTTTATGGAAACTAAATA